AACAAAGTTTGTTAGATCCTTTGTGATTTCTTTGATTGCTGGGGCAAGTCCTGCTCCAAACTCAGCAGCAAGGTTTGTAATAGCAATTTTGAAGTTACTGATAACAGTGCTTAGGTTGTTGAGTCGAGCTTCTGTTGCGCCGCCAAATTCCTTGTCTAATCCACCTAACAATGCTTGGACAATAGTGTTAGCACCTTGTGCCGTTTGACCAAACTTACTAATTTGATCTCTTGCAAGTCCTATTTCATCTTTTAAGATTCTATAAACAGGAATACCTCTATCTGCGAGGCGTTCAAGTTCTTCAAGTCCTAAGCCACCACCAGTAGTTCTTGACAGCAAGGAAGTCATTGCTTCAAGTGATCCTAATTGATCAGTTGTAACCGCTGCCGTATCAGTAAATGTTTTGAGTAGTTTTTCTGTTGGGTCAATACCAGCAGCTTTTAATTGTATAAATGTCTTTGTTAGTTCTTCAACACCAAACTGTGACTGTGTAGCAAAGTCTTGTATGAATTTGAATGCTTTTGCACCATTGGCAGCACTCTTTGTAACTACGTCAAGACTTGATCTTAAATCTTCAAACCTTGCTGTAACCTGAATTACTTCTCTTGTAACAACCGCTGCACCTACAGCAATCAATGCTGTTTTTAAGTTGCTTAATGCTTTTTGTGCGCCTCTGGTATCAATACCAACTGTATATTTTAAATCTGCCATCTTATTTCCTAATCATTGTTCTTAGACGTCTGCGTATAAACTGTTCAGTAGGTTTACTCATACCCTTTGGAGCCTGCTTACTGTGTCCTTCGTCTAACGGTACTGCATAGTTATAATTAGCCTTAATTGTGCTTCCTTGAAGACGTGTTCTACGTCGAGCATTTCCGCTTTTTATAGGTGTTACACTTTTCCAAAACTTGTATGCTTCTTTTGGTAAAAGTTTAATCCTTGCTTTAATTTTGCCGGCGCTTGGCGAAATCTTATTTCTGGTTACTTTTATTTTCATTTTTTGCCCTCTCAACCATTGCTTGTAACTGGTCTTGATTATAACCGTGATCACTATGATCCTTCCAACCACCTTGATGTTTTTTGTGTTGGTAATTTTCATAGTCCAATGCCAATAAAGCACATTTTACGTCTATTGAATTTCCCAGACTTAATGTTTGGCTTGGTAGCATTCCATATCTTTTTGCTACCAAATCCAACATCAACCAAGCATTTATTTCGCTGTTTGGTTGGGTGAAGTCTGGGTTACCAAGTTTCCCAATTTGCTTATAGTCTCCTCTATAACAATCATCATTACATCAGGTGGTAATTGTTTTTTGCCTTGTAAGATCAATTCGCCTTTTTCATTGCGTACTAATTTTTTCACAAGTTCTGTAAGTTCACTTAGGTCTGACTCATTGCCTGTAAACTTTGCCAACTGCATATACATTTCCATATCTTGTCTGTCATAGATATAGAAAGTTGGAGCACTACCGTATTTTTCTACAATAGACTCTTTGTCAGCTTTTATTTCAATTAATTGGGGTTCGTTTAGTAGTTGTTCTAAGTTCATCTGTTAATCTCCAGTTCTATCAATCATTTTGTTTGCTACCATAATTGCAAACTTCAATCTGTTCTGTGCTTTGTGTAAATCTTTACAAGCACAATTTATTTCGTTATTGGCTTTTGCAAGTTCAGCCAAAACACTTTGTGTTAGTTCTCTATCAGTCTTCTGATCTATTATGTCCATCAATCTATCCTTTGTGGTAATAAGGGGGAATCAACCCCCTTATCGCCCTCACGCTCTACTATTATTCAATAGCTGTGTCGTCAATGGTGTAATCGCCATCAACTGTAATGGTAATTGGTGATACCCAAACTGGTGCGTCTGCACTAACAGTTGGAGCAAGACCAGTAACAAAGCCATTACCTGTTACGGTTATGCCTTCTGTACCATCGTCTTCGTCACCCATGTACAAGCTAAAGCCGATTTTTGTCTTCAACGAAGAAGCACCAAAAACGCCAGCAGCTGCCATAGTTGTAGCATTAGCATAGTCGCCGTCACCTGTACCAAAGAATGTATCTTTGTCAAGTACGAGGTTCATACTAAGGCTGTTTGTTGCTGTAGTAGCAATGTTCTGCTTAGAAGCAGAATCAAGTTGTGTCCAGGTAAAAACGTCGTTAGCTGCATTCATAGTCACATCTTGTAATGCTGGTATAGTTACGGAACCACTTAAAGTTCCTGCGCTATCAGTAATACTCAATGTAACTTGTTTCGCTGCGACACCTGGAGCTGGATATATATATGCCATGTTTTGTTTTCCTTTATGTCAGTCTAATATATGTAAAATCAAGACGAGTAAGCAATAGATCATCTACAAATTCTGTTGATACATCGCAAGTTCTTGAATTAAAGCCTTGAGTGGAATTTATGTCTTTTGCAGCCCTCATACCATTTATGAGTGAGTCATAGTTGAATGGCTTCGATTTGCCATCAACGCTAACATATACATTAACCGTTGTACTGGTATTGTGTATACTAAGACTACCGAGTGTGCTAATAAATGGTTCATCTGCAAATTGATCCTCATCACAATAAATTGTGTTTTGGTTCTTTAAGTACAGAGGCACACCTGATTCATTTCTTGGAAGTTCTTCAGACACCTTAAAGTTGCCTAAACTTAAACTTCTCAAGTATGTTATAATTTCCGTTCTCATCTAACTCTCTTCAAGTTTGCGAATCCTGGTTCTTTTTCAGAGGATTGAACAGTGCCATCCTCATCAAAGTCATACCAATCACCTGCTATAATAAGTTCTCTAAACAAATCATCCGCTTTGTTAGAATAATAACCCATCTTGCGTCTTTCTGCATTGTCCTCGTCCCCAAAGTCTGCGACCAAAGGTAAAATAAACTCTGACAGAGCAACGTATACACATAAATCAGTAAAGTCGTTTGTGCGACCTATAATGTTATCTGCATCAAGTGCCGGTATGTCGGCCACAGTGCGAATGGTGTTGCTATCTGTTCTTAAACCTAAGTACAAATCTCTCCACCATTCACTTGATCTTAATTTACTTAAAATCCGTTCTGTAGCACGTATCAGGAGTGGTTCTACAACGTCATCAGTAAGGCTTTCGTTTGCATCAAAGAGTCGTTGATCTCTTGCAAAAACGTCATCGTATTCTGCAAAACTAATCGTTTGTGAGTCTTCAACTATAAAAGCCATCTAATTGCTCCTTATACGTTGATCAATTTAACGCCGCGACCAGCGTCGATAACGCCAACACCAGCATGTAGATTAGCAACGATGTCGTTACCAACAGCTTCTGCTCTACGTGCAACTTCTACATCAACATTCTTCTGCATTGCGATGCGAGCTGCGTCAGCTGCAAAGATAAAGCCTTTGTTTGTTGTGTCACTGAAGTGTGAACTTTGGAACATGCGGATGCCTGCAACTTGACCTAAGAAGCCATTGCGCATTGCTTCACTTTGGAAGTCACCACCGCCATAAGCGTTAGTACCAATGTCTTTCATTAGTGCAGCGGCTTGTGCTGGTGATACAACACCCATAAGTGGGCCTGTTTCGCCATTGCCACGGATTTGAGCAGCGGCATCAAATAATGCGTCTACTGTCATTGGATCACTGTCACTTGTAGAAGCTGTTAAGTCGTCGAGTGCTGTGAATACTGCTGTGTCAAATGCTTTTGATACTGCGTTACCAAGTACACGACCAATTTCGCCTGCGTCAATTGCACCCAAGTCACGTAATACAGAACGAGCTGCATAGATGTCACATTGGATAGTGTTTTTTGTGTCAGCTGGAAGCACTGCGTCTAAGTCTACGCCTGGTGCTGCTTCTGAAGTTAGTGTTGTAGCTGTAACTGCTGCCAACTCTGGAACTTGTAAAAGTCCGTTTGGTGCGTTTACAACTGGGATCATTCCACCACCTAAGAACAAACTTTGTTCATGAGCAGCGAATACTGTAGCGGCTTTTGCGGCTACGAATAATGCATCTGTGTTAAATCCTGATGCGTATGCTGAATTTGCCATAATAATTCTCCTGTTATTGGCTCAATGTTATTACAAGAGGCCCTTTTGTTTTGCCTCTTTATATAGTTTTCTATCATTTGGGTTTGTCATGTCTAAACTTTCTAAGCTCAATGCTTTTGTCTTGACTTCCGTACCTATTGACGTTTTTGAATTAGATGTACTTACACCTGCTTGGACAAAATGTGGATTCTCTTGTAAGAAATCCTGTACCAGTGCATCTACAGTAACTAACTCCCCGCTGTCATTATATCGCACATTACCTTGTGCATCTAAAACTTCAACATCGTCACCGCCTTCGTTTAATCTTACTTGGTTTGTAAGTAATTGCTTAACCTGAGCGGCATTGATAGATTTGTATTTCGACGCTGCTTCAAGCAATGGATTATTGACTTTATATTCTTTAATCAATTGGTCACGCTTGGTTATCTCAGCATCTTTTTTAGCTGCTAATTCTTTCAAAGTTTTTTCAAACTCTCCACGCTTTAGTGCCTCTTCTTGTTGGCGCTTTTCTTCTGCTTCACGTAAGGAACGTAATTCAGTTGGATCGCCCAAGTCTTGATAAGGCTTAAGAAGTTTCTTTTCTAACGAGCCACGCATACGGGCCATCATATTGTCTACTTCTTCTTGTGTGTAAGATTTAGTTGCTGCCTGATTTTCAACTGCTTCAGTTGCTACATCAGTTGTAGGTTCTTGTGCCAATGTTTGTTCTACGGTCATTGTTACCTCGCCTCCTTTTAGAGTTAATATGTTATTATACTTTTATTTATGCCTTTTTTGTCTATTTGATATATTTACGGGCATTTTCAAGTAGTTTTGCATCCTGCTGTATAAGAACAGG